AAAACTGAACCCAAGGCATTGCAGTAACATTAATTGTGCCTGATTGAGTTGCAGTACATACCCATCCTGTGTCTGCTTGCCCACCATTTAAAACAACTGTATAAGCACCTGGCACTTCTGACCATACATCCATATCAGTTGCTCTAGTCCATGCAGATGCAGATGCTACATAAATACCATTTTGTGAACTTGTAGATTGATTCTTAACAAGAACTCTATCACTAGCAAGAGTTGTATATCCATCTATTGTTTGTAAACCACTTATGGTAATATTTGTAGTCGTTGCGACTTGGCAAGCAGCTTTAGGGCCTAGTCCTTGTGCAACAGTATCAACATAAAACTTATTTGCAATATCAGTTGCGTTTGATGCAGTTGTACTAATTGATCCTGTTGTAGTGGATATGTTAGTAAATGCACCTGTTGATGGAGTTGTAGCACCTATCGTTGTACTATCAATTGTGCTATTAGTAATGGTTAACCCTGATTGAACAGGGTTAAATGTGGCATAAAAAGGCTGATTCTGACCAATAAACGTATTAAAACTACCATCCAAGTTAAAATATGCTTGGACTGGCAGTAGATTTTGGTCTACTGTTTTGGCTGGATCAGCCATAAACTACTCCTTAGTTTTGATCAACCATCGGCAACACATAAAGTGTGCCACTTGTTCCAATCGCTGTAATCGCAAAACTTGGGGGAACTGCTATTACTGTGGGCTGACTCATACTAATTCCCAATACAAAACTTTGGCTTGAACTACCACCTGATGGTAAAACAGCAGCAGGAGCAGTAGTAGAAGTGCCTGGTATTGCAGGAGAAATAGTTATTGCTATTGGGTTTGAGCCTGTATTTAAAAATCCACAGAAATTCATCTGATCATTACCATTAGGGGTAATAGTTACAGATGTTGATGCAGTTCCTGAAATTGAAATTGCAGTAGTTGGGCCAACAAAACGATAAGCAGATACGTTTGCCATGATTTAAATTACGCTAGTAGGGATTGGCTGATCTTCACAGGACATAACATAAAATAACATTGTTCCTGCTGTTTGTGTTGCAGATGAACCTGTAGAGTTAATTAAGCGTACTTTAACTTGATTATCAGCAGTTGTATAAGCATTTCCAATAGAAATACCTGTTACTAAAGAGCCATCAAAAGTAGCAATAATCATATCGGTAGATGAAACACCTGGAACAGAAAAAGTTACTTCTGTGCTAGTTCCTGAAATCGTTGTAGATGGTAATGATGCTTGAACCATAGTTCCATCTAATATATTTCCACGAGTAATAGTGGTTTTAGACATAATAATTTCCTTTGCAAAGAAAACCAAAATTGGTTATTTAATTATACAACAAATATTAAAAAAAACCCCCTTTTTACAGGGGGCTTAGTCACAACTTATTCAATTAAGAATATGTACTGAAATCATATCCGTAAACATATACATCCATAGTTGCTGCTGCACCTTGAGCAGTTCCTACGTTAATGTATAAAGTTTGTGCAGATTGAGTTGCAGTTGAAGCAACAGTTCTCTGTGAAACTACTGAAGAACTTGTGAGTGCTGACAATGCTGCGTTTGCAACAATCGCTGTACCACCTGCTGATGGAGCTGTAAATAATCCAGCATAAGCAGATGTTAAAGAAGTTGAAGCATTTGTAAACACTACGTTAGATACAGAATAGTTTGATGAGTTAGCGATTTGTAATGCTGCTTGATCGCCTGTTGCGTTTACGTTCACACCTGTAGCAACTGCTAACAAACGAATAGCTTGGTTAGAAGCTACGTTTGATGGGTGAATCGTTACTGTGGTTGCTGGTCCTGGATTAGACATATTATTTCCTTTCTAAATTAAGCTGCAACACGGCAAGCGAGTTCAGGATATAGTGGAGCCCATCCATACAATACATCTAAACGAGTAGGAATACTGTCGTTGTTGATGGTGTATTGACGAACAACACGCATTGACAAGCCGATTTCTTTGTCAGAAGCACGACCAGCAAAGTGTACACCTTCAGGCAACTCTAAGTCAGCGACTGCAAGTGTGAAAGCATTTCTGTGCATAATGATGTTCTGTGGAGAAACTGTACCTGTGCTGTTAAATTGTGTTACAGCAGCAGTACCAGATGGGCTTGGGATTGTTACGTTTTGGAACTGACCTGCAGTAATAACAGCTGGAGATACAGTTACAGTTACGCTTGAACCAGAAGCAATAGTAACAGCAGATTTAACAACAAAGTTACGGAGCTTGTTAGAACCATAAGCCTGACGATTCTGTGGGTTAACTGCATAAACACCAGCGATAGTAATTACGTCACCTACGTTTAATACTAAGTTACCTGTATTAGCGGCTGTGATGCTGATGTTAGAAGAAGAAGCCCAACCAGATGTTAAGAAACCTGTAGCAGTTGTAGTAGCAACAGAAGCAGTAACAGTTGTTGTGCTGTTATTACCAAATGTTTGTGATACTACGTTTTGGTCAAGTTTCCAGTTCATACCAGCAGAGTCACGACCCATCAAACCTTTACGATACTGCTCACCAATTGCTTCTTGTGGCACAAATAAGCCTTTTAAAGAATCAACGATAGTTGCAGATGTAAATGGCTCAACGATACAAGCACGTCTACCATCTCTTGGAGCACCTTCAGCGTCTAGGTAAGCACCAGCAGTTAGATATGTAATCAAACCTGTTGGGGGAGTACCTGCTGTACCAACGATGTTAGCTGTGTTTTGAGTAGCCATAACTAGACCATCTCTGTCGATTTTGTTAGCAATAGCAGCAACAGCTGGTTTTAATACACGATCGCTAAACATATCTAAAGACAAAGCTAAGTCCTGAGTTGTAAACTGTGTATCAACGTGGAACTGTGTTGATAAAGTTACAGGTACAGAAGTTTCGTTAAAGTCTTCTACGTTTAATGCTGGGCCTGTAGTTCCAATGAAACGACCAGGTCTTCTTACGTTAACTGTGTTACCAATTTTTCCACCAACTACAGCGAATTGATCATCATAGTTACGATCTACTTCGCTTGTGAACGTAAGTTCGTTCTCCAAGACCATCAATGCTTCGTTGGTAATCTTGGAAATGGTTAATAAATTATTAGCCATGATATTACCTTTCTATATATAAATTAGGGTTTACCTAATCCTCTTAGCTTGCCTCATTGCTTTGTACTGTGCAAAAGTCATTTTATCTGTATCAGTTACTATAACTTGTTCACTTGTACCAGCTTTGATTGGACTAATCGGAGCAGGTGCTTTAGACTTCACAGCAACAGGCTTCACTTCTTTAGGCTCAGTTTTTTCAAACCTTGCTTCCAACTTACCTATTTCTCGTAAAGCAGTAATGAGTGATGCTTTACTGATTTTCTCTGCGATTTCTGGGTTTTCAGCCAAATGGTATAAGATTCTTGGGCCAACATCGGACTCCAATATTGCATCTCTTACCTGATCGCTNACAACTACATCGCTAGATGCTACCATTTCATCAAAATCTGGCAATTCAGATTTAGTGCTTTCTACTCGATTGTTCCAAGATTCTATAACCTTGTTACGTTCTTCTTGTATTTTGCGTTCTACATCTTCTTGCCTTGCTCTCATTACAGCGTTTTCGGCACTCCAATCAGCTAATGCTTCTGCGTATTCAAACGCATCTACAAACTGATCAGGCCTCGGCTTCTCATCTCTGCTCTGCTCCACTTTAGGTGCAGCCTGTGATTCCAATGCCTTTAAACGAGTTTCCAATTCTTCACGTTTTTGACGCTCTGCTTCTGCTTCTTTACGCAGTTGCTCACGTTGTTTTGTCAGTTCTGAAAACCTCTTTTCAAGTTTCGGATTTGGTTTCCGTTCTTCTGTTACTTTTTCCTCGTCCTCTGCAACTGGTTCACTCTGTTCCTCTACTTCAGTCGGCTCTGTAGGAGTTTGCTCAACTACAGCCTCAACTTCAGGTTGGTCAGCTAAACCTAATTTATTTGCATAAAACTCGGCACTATTCTCGCTTGTTAATACTGTTGCTTCTGACATGAGTTTCCCTCAAGAATTAACCCTGTGTACCTCACAGGTAAGGTTTAATATATCTTAATACTTTTGTTGTTAATTTACAACTATATTGCTCGTTCTACTGCTTCAGCTTCT